TGCCCCGGTACGATACGAGCAGGCAGCCATGATTGCTCAAGCTCTCGGACCCTCAGCCACGCGCAGCGGGCCTCACGCTCAGCGGCCCTCTTATAACACTGCTGTCGGATAACCTCAGCGCGAAGGTCTTTTGCATGTTTAGCAAGTGCATTATATTCGCGCCATGTCGGCCCGCGGTTAACGTCTGTTACAATAGCAGCATCAGGTATACGCACACGGCCTGCAGTGTAACGATTATTGCCTGCCAGTGTGCTGCAACCTGTCATACTCGCGAGCATCAGGAACGATAGAATCAGGACGTTCAACGGGCTCTGGCAGTGTGTATCTCTGTGACAGTCGTGCATATGCATAGTAACCACCGATCGAGAGCACTATAATCAGTATAACGATGAATGCAACGATTCGGTCAAGGATGGCAGCATATAGACGCTCAATCATTGTTACGATCCCTCTGTGATCGATCTTGCACCAGCAACCACGCTTCGCGAGCGAGCGGATACAGTAACAGTATGAATCCCGTTATCTGGATCAGATTGCTATGCAGCTCAATCTCCCAGATGCGCACAGGCGACGTCTCAAGGAGCTGTCCTGCAATCAGCATGATTGCTCCGACAATGCGATAGACATTGCTCGATCGCAGAATCGGTCGGTTAACTCTGTCAGTCCTGTTTCTGGCCATGTTTAAGCTCGTACAGTATGGATCGTTGAAATTCTGTCAGGTTATCAGTAATGCGTCTCTCAAGCTCTGTGATTCGTTCTTCCAGTCGCTCTTCTAACCGCAAAAGCCTGTTTGTTAGATCACTCATAAACCGCTTATCTTCATCGCGCAGTGCCTGTATAATCTGCACGGACGTCCGTAACTGTTCGATCGCCTCATCAGTGCGACGTGTATGCGCTTTGATCTGGTCAATACTATTACGCAGGTCTGCAATCGTGTCACTGTTACTCGATATAATAGCCTCACGTATCTCATCAATGTGCCCTCTGTGCAGTAGCTGAGGTATTATCCGCGCGAAATGCGTTGCTATCGCGCCGACGATCAGCGCAATCAGGCCGGTTACGATGTAGTCGTCGCGTATCATGTTATGATGCTCCCGTTGTCTGCATAATGTGCGCGATTGAGCAGCGCGTCAAATCGGATAAATCCTCTATCACTCAGATGCACGCCGTCTGAGAATAACCGTGCCCGCGGCCAAAGGCCCATTGTCGCGAACCGTTTCAATGACACAAACACTGCATTGTTCCCCTGTGCGACGTCCCCGCGAACAGTATCAATCATAAGCTGTTCGGCTAACCATGTGTGCTCAGTGAGGTACAGGTCAAACACAGGCGGCAGGCCGTACAGTATTATTCGAGCTTGTGGCCATGTACGCCTTGCGTCTGAATATACCTGCCGGAACTCACTCTCGCATCGACTCCACGCATAACGCGATAACAGCATATTGCCGACGATGCAGCCAAGAACCACAAACGCGGGCGAGATGTTAACCGATCGCAGTACCGGTGCGATGTCGCGTATAACTCTACTGTACTGCAATCCACCAAGGCCTGAGATGCCGCAATGAATATCAACCGCTGTGCATTGATCTGCTCTCAATGCGATAAGAGAATCATTGATGCTGATTGTAACATGACGCTCGCGTGATGGTCGTCTCGCATACTCGCGTATGCTTGCAATCATCTGTTGCAGAGCATAATCATGCAATGGATGCGCCGGGAACGGTTGATCTATCACGTCGGTCTGTGTGATATTGCGCAGAGCAGCCATGTGACGGGCAGCCTGCCATATATCACGCTCAGCACGCGTGCGGATCATTGCATCGAGATGCAACCGGAGTACAGGCAGAATATCACGCATGTATAACCTCACAGTACAGCCGCAGATCTAAACATATCATCGATCTGATTGTCGGTTAACCCAAGGTAGACACCAATCGCAGCCACAGTCGGCGAGTCTCTGCGAATCTCTGTCGCATATTCCCACTCGATCTGTATCTCCGCGGATGACGCCGCAATAGCCTCCTCCACTGCCGTTAGCAGATTATTCTGCAGGAGTATCAACCGGGCCTGCCTCGGCGATATGCTTGCCGGAACAGGCAACACTGGCGGAACAGGATGCTCTGTTACTGTCTCCGTCTCTGGATCGTAACACGGTTGAGCTATACTGTCGAGCATTGACTGATCGATCGCATATACGTTATTCAGCGCAGGCTGCGGGCAATCAAATACACCGATGATCCTGTTATGATCCTGTGGATCGATCTGTATGAATATGGTCATTGTGTTATCCTCCTGTGGTTAACTATTGCGATCGTCAAAATAGCCGAAGAGCTGGACGGTTGTATAATAATTAGAGTTAGTATAATTACCAGTGCGCCTCATTGCTATTTGTGATGATGTGTTTGTATACACTAATAGCTGTGTTGCAGTAGCAAAATCCCAGTCTACACCCAAGGCACCACCAGCCATGCCCCGAAAACTGGAACTCCACGGCGCACCGTTTGGCACCTGCGATTGTTGATCTGGACTTTGTAGCGATATTGCCAAAAAAGTATTATATGCAGCCTCTCCCGGACTCAATACAATATCAGCGAGCACTCTGATTCCAGCCGGCGTGCCGAGGCTGTATAACGCACCGGACGTTGATATAGCGACGCCGTTGATCGGCACTCTCACGGTCTCATACAGGTGCCAGTCACCCCGCTGGATAACTCTGATCAGGTTAGCCGATCCGTCTGTTGTTCGCGAGGTTATCCGACGCTTGCGAGTGAATCCAGTCGGCAACGTCGGATTGAGAGATGTACTGACACAATAGTCTACTGTAGTGCCGTCCGAGTTTGAAATTGCAAACACATGATAGGTAGAGTTAGGCGACAAGGACGACGCACCAACCAGTTTGCCCTGATTGTTACCAGCGGACCAAGCTGCATTGCAGTTGATCGTCCATGCAGGTAACGTGATAACCGCTGCCCGATCATCAGTAGCATAAAGGCCGGCAGTAATATCGAGATGTGTGTTAGGGTTAGTCGCGTTAGGCGTAACGTCACCACCAATCTTGATGTGCGGGCCGTAAGCATTGCTGACAGCGGTCTGCAATGCTGTGATAGCCTGTTGTAATTCCACAATGTCTGCCAGCCTGATGATCTTACCCAGCCCCTTGTACGACACACGCACCGTCTTACCGTTATCCGCAGGATTAAACAGTATCACGCCTGTGCCATACTCAGCATCACCCTCATAATCGACCCAGAATTGGTTAGCCGACGGGGTTATGCGGGCAAGCTGCTCGGTAAACGGTGCGGTGGTAGAGTTATCCACAACGGTAACACTGCTCGGATTGGTCCTCTGCGGTGACTGCGTTAACCGAATGCCATAGGCATTCATATTTTCAAGCCACGCGATTGTATGCAGCTCGTTTGTGATCTGCTGAGGGTTAAACTGTCCTGTTAGTGGATTATATCGTATCTCGCTCATCGTATCTGTCCTACCATTTTCGCGTCATTAGCCTGTTGTTGTAATGCTGATACATAATCATATACCCGCCTCGGCGGCGGACCGAACTCGGCTGAACTGATCATGATACCGTCCGGAGCGAACTTGTACGTGGCCTTTGTTAACTCTGCAATATAATGTTTAGAACCGACCACATCGAACTGGATGCTGTCAATCCAGACACGCCGGAATGTACCTGCATCGTCGTCAATGATGATTCCGACCTCATTGATATGACTCAATCCAAGCGAGCTTATGTCAACCTCAATCGGTATCCAGACATTCGCGACGTTAACCGGCAGCGCGAACAGGTGCTGCGTAAATGACCCGTAACCGATACCGAAGCGTAGCCACGTGCCTGAGTTTATTGTTGTTCTGGCATATAACCGGACCTTCTTAATCGTGCCCTTAACGTTAACCGACGATCGCAGTTGTGCTGTTGCAGCGTTAGACCATTCAAGCTTGAGGCTGCCGGCCCCGGTGACCAGTATATCTGTGTCTACTGTAACTGATAGATCAGACGATGGTGGAGCGTTAACCGTCCACTGCGCTGCATTGTCGCATTCCTGCGCAATGATCCTGTGAGTTGACACTGGCATGACGATCCGATACAGACCGGGCCGCAGGTAGTCGTCTGGTGATCTGATAGGTATACCGCTGATTGATATGTAAGGTTTTGGGTCCTTATGTTCCGCAAGCAGTGCATCTGCTACTGCTTCACAATCCGCATCTGAGAAATATCCGGGCATCTGATAGTTAAGCACGCGCTCACCATATCGGGCCCGTGACGTGGCGTCACTGCGCACCGCGGCAACGACCCAACCTGCTCCACCAGAGCCTTTGCCCTGTTGACGCTTAACGACGATAGTGTTATAAACAACGTTATCCACCTGCATCTCGACCTCGATGCTCTCGCAGCTAACGCCGGCCCAGAACGTACGCAGGATGTTATTGTTCCGACGATAGAAATAAAACTCACCATCGCCATTAACGCCCCAGTATGCGTTAGCCATGTCGGAGTATGTCTTAAGTATCTTCTCGATCTCTGCGTTAGCCAGATCGTTAGTCGATACGACTGGCGTGTCTGTATCAGTCTCGATCAGCGATGCATTGTATTTGATACTTGTGGCTGGTGCGATTTTATTGAGCGCGATGTCATTGACTATCTGGCCGACGTCTATCGGCGGGCTGTACTCTCCTTCAAGGTTAACCAGTGATAACTCCTTTCTCAGTCCAAATCCTTTATAAACATATTGCGTGTTGCCTGTGCTGTCGTCCGGGGCACTTTCGATTGATCCGACGAACCAGTTAAACTGAGTATTGAAGACGTTAACCGACACCTGCATAATCGGCTCAAGCGGCCACGGTGGTAGCTCATTGAGAGTGAGCTTGAAATCTGCGCATCCATGTTCATCGATTGTGAACTCCAGTGAGTGGACTAAAGTCCGCTCAATATCTGTACGTATCCGGCCGAGTAACGCACCGCTTGACGTCGCGAACGTAATATCAGCGATTCCGCCTCGACGACCCGAGCTGCGAACGTATGGCGTTAACCGATACGGCTTGCCATAGATCCAGCCGCCAAACATGCCCCGGCCGGATGCTGCTGATCTGCGACTCATCGCAGCCACCTCTCTCGCCATTTAACAGTGATCTCTGCGTTAGCATACCCGGACTCGTAGACGAGTGTATTCGCGCCCGGAAACAAACGTATCAGCGTTGATCCGTCGGCTAACGATGCGGCGGATATGTCTGAGTTATTGAGGATTATTGATCCATCAATGCTGCTGATGACGATAGTGCTCCCAGCGTTAAACTGACTGACGCCCAGCTCAATAAACTCTCCGGTTGTAAGGTTAGTTAACCGGTATGCCGGGTTAGCCGCCTGCGCGGTCACCTCAATGACAGGATACGCTATGCGCCTCGATGTGTTAGTGACTGATAACGTTCCACCTGTACCGATCCCGCCCGACGGAGTCGATGCTGTATATTCTGTCTGCGTCTCCCAGCAACCATCGAGCATGATCATGTTGATCATGCCTCGACCGATACGCATGTCAAGGCCGTCCTGTGTTGTTATATCCTCTGAGGATAACGCGACACGGGCCCTCAGTGGTAATGAGCCGCCGTCATCCTGATCATCATAAACATAGATCGGAGCATAACGACTGTCAAACATGCTGATAATGTCATCATAGGCGTCTCTGTATGATGTATCACTGTCTGCTGTTATATCAATGCCGATCTGCAATCGTCTCGCTCCTACGCTGTTATCGCCCGTAAGTATAACACCATCTCGACCGTAACGCTCCCGCGCACCGGTACGTGGCTCGACGTTAGACGTGCGCACACTGTTAACGCTCACTCGCGCACCAGAGGCAAGAGTTATCCGCTCCTTAGTGTCAAGCGTGAGCGTTCTAACTGTGTTAACTATCCTGATCGTCCTCATCAGTATAACCTCTGTTGCACACGTTCTGCGAGGGCAGCGGCCAGTCTGTCTATCATTGCGCTGTCCATGTTACCGTTAACCACGATTGCCCCCGGCTCGATAGTGATTGCTACACTGTTTTTGGGCTCTGATATGTACTGGTCCAGCCGTGTCGTGAGGTCACGCGATAGAAACGCCTCACCGCCCTCCGCGTTAACCATGACGCCACCCTGTGCATGACGCGGGCCCTGTATAACACCACCTTCGGCAGCAAACAGTTCGGCAGGTGGGATATACTGCTGCGATGATATCAATGCGCGCGATAGATGATAAGCCTGTGTAGCCTGTGCTATAAGCGCAGCGGTTAACGCCGGGCCGAGGAATGGACCAATTAAAGGTAATGCTGCAGCCAGCGAAGCCCCGGCCTGAACCGCAGACATAATGCTCATAGCATAGCTGATCGTAGCCTGAGCCAGTTGCAGTTGTTTAGAGGCCTGAAATGCTCGATATTCTAACATTGTTCGCATTATAAGGCCCTGCTTCTTAACGCGTGCCTCTTCCTCTGCATGTCTCTGTTGCGCTTCGGTTAACGCCTGATTCTTTGCCTCCTCGGCAGCCTGTATGGCAAGAGACAGTTCATCGTTACCAGACTTTATCTTCCGGTTCTTCTCTTCTTCAGAATCGAGTATACGCCGATTGTACTCTGCATTGATACGCTCGACGTATAACCTCCAGTCCTCCTCCATCTGCGTTCTGTTGAGTGCGCGCAGACGTTCTGATTGTTGTTCTCGTTCCATTATAGCGAGCTTCTGTTCAAACTGCCTGCGTTCAGACTTGATAAACTCATCACGCTCCTGTTCAAGCGCACGTTTGCGCGCCGCGAACTCCTCACTGATCCAAGCCATCTTTTCAATGTGAGCTGATCGTAATATCGCAATCTTCGCGTTCTCGGTCTGTTCGATCATCTTGATCTCGCGCTCGTGTCTCTGTTTCATCTTGAGGAGCGCGACGTCCTCGAGGAATGAGATCTTGTCGATCGTTGACCTGATCTTCTCAATGGTTAACCGCGATTGCAGCTCCATGTTTTTCATCGCACCGTCGAAAACTTTGCGAAAGCCCTCGTCGATCTTCTCAGCGTGTTTTGTTATCTCTGGCAGTACCTTGTTGTCCGGGAATAATTGCGAGGCTAACATCGCGAAACCTTTTGTATAACTCTTCGCGAATGCCTCTGCAAGACTCTCGCCAGCTATGTCACCTGCGGCCTGTGCAACTTCTTTCGATTTTTCTTTCAGTTCGTCTATCGCTTCGGCTGTCTCTTCTATCTTTTCTGCTGCCTCTGGTGATCTGGTGATAATGTCGCCGAACAGTCTGCGTATTTCATTCCCCGCTTCCGCAGCTACGCGGCCCGACTCGACGAACGCATTTTTCATGCCTGTTCCAATCGATTCAAAGGCCTGCTTGATTCTCTCTGGCCCACCGCCCTGCACCCACGCGATAAGGCTATCAGTTGAGAGCAGTGCTCTTAACAGCTCGCCTAACTCTCGTATAACGTTAACCAGTGGCGATGCTGCACTGACAAGACCAGTGATCAGTGTGTGTAACGCGCGAAATCCACCTGTTAGAGCTGTTATCGTTGCCACTGTTGGAAACAAAGCAGCCTTGATGACTGATGCGAATATGTCGATGCCTTTGGTCATATCAGTGATCTTCTCAACGATCCCTGACATTGATTTAACAGATATTGCATCAATAAGGCTGTTGAACGCATCGCGGGCCTGCGCGAGCAGGTTAGTCACAGGCGCGAAGAAAGATGCAAACCGGTCCCATTCGCGATAGAGCTTGAAGATTGCGGCGGTTAACACCGCTACAGCCGCTGCGATGCCTGTTATGATCAAACCAACAGGGTTAGTCACAAACGCTGCGGTAATAGCAGCACCTGCGGCCTGTATGCCGGAGATCAATAATGGTAATGCTAACACAAGCGCACCGATCGCAGTGCCGACCGTTACAAACGTTACGATCATGTCTTTGACCGGCTGTGACAGGCTCATCCATGCTTCCAGCATCCCCTGCACGGCAGCGTTAACCGCAAGTAGCGCAGGTTTAAGCAGGTTGTTAAGCGTCATTCCTATGTCTGATAAAAGTGAGCCGAACGTTCCCTGAATAGTTGATAAAACGCCGTTGAATGTCGCGGATTGTTCCTCCATCATTTTGAAGAACAGGCCGCCCTCTGCAGTCATGTCCGCGAACGCTTGATGCAGGTCTTTGAAGCTGATCTTGCCTTCGCTGCCTAACCTCTTTACCTCACTCTCCGCGACTTTGAATTGTTGTGCGAGCTGTTTGATAATTGGAACGCCTGCCTCGGATAACTGATTGAGCTCCTCAGCCTGCACGACGCCGGAGGTCATGGCCTTGCCATAGATTAACGCCAGCTCGTTGAAGTCCTTGCCGGTACCAGCCGCGATGTCGCCAACGATGCGCAGACGATCTGCGATCTCGTCTGCACTCGCTCCAAACGCGAGTAACTGTTTACCGGCCTTGAGAATCTGGTCGTTGGTATATGGAGTAACGTTAGCCAGTGTGTTCAGTTCGTTAACCAGCGCACGTGTAGCTGCCTCACTACCACCGAGCAGCGTCTTGTATGACACAAGCGTCTGCTCCATCGCAGCACCTGCTGAACTGACTGCAGCAAATGCTGCTGTTATGCCGGCGACGGATAACCCTGCCCCGATACCTGAGAGGACATCGCGAAGGGACACTGCAGAAGACTCGACATCTTCAAACGAATCGATCATCTCCTGCGCTGCGTTATCCACAGCGTCGCTTGTTTTATTGACGTTAGTCGCAAAAGTCTGACTGGCCTGACCGGCTTTCTTGAGCGGGTCGGTGAAGTTGTCCTGCAGAACTATGCGACCGACGATTGCGCCCACATCAAATGCCATCGTTAACCACCATCGCCTTCACGCTGTTGTGCCTCTCTAATCCTCTCGCGGATAACGCTCCAGCCATCAGGCAACCTCTCATCGTCCTCTCCGAGTAGCTGTTTGAGATTGCGCTGCATCCTGTTCAGTGCCGCTGTTTTACGCGCATGGTCTCGTTTATCTGACGCAGGAGAGCCGAGAGCGATTGCGTTAATCAGCATCAGGCGGTCGTATAACTCCAGAGCATCAGCCGCCCGCTCGAACGACTGAAACTCATAGACTCGCATGCGATTGATTACCTCAATCGATACTCCGAGACGCGTTAATCTCAGGATGCTGAATGCGCGCCGGGTCGTTTTTTTTTGGTCTCAACTGACACAGCATCATCAGCACCCATTGCCCGATTGACAGCATACGCAATCATCTCGCGCAGACGATTGATGTTGATACCAGCCAGATCATCGATCGTAATGGTCGGGCAGAGTAACTGTAGCTGCCTGATAGCCAGCTCGATGGCTCTTGTTGTAGCATCCTGCATTCCCGCTTCGTCATCTGGATCAGCGGTTAACCTTCGAGCCTCATCGGCCAGCCTGCGATACTCATCCCATGCCCCAACATCAAGCACGCGAATCCTGTGCTCGACCACAACGCCATTTCTCTCGATGCCGATTGTACCGGCATAATCCTCTGCGCGAAACACTTTCATCTCTCATCTCTCCGTTATCCGATGGTTAACCATCACGCGTAATTGATGCCCCAGAACGTCGGACGACCAAGTGCGTCCAGATGGTTCGGATCAGCGTAACACGTGAGCGTGACCTTGATAATCGATTGCGAAGCTGCATCAAACGTTCTCTCGATTGATCCAGACGGGGCAGCTCTCCAGATTCTCAGCGTGTCCTGCGGCGCAGTAGACTCAGCACCACCATAAACGCGAACGATCTTGACCTGCTTCCAGATGTCGCTATCGCGTTGACCGAGCGGGACTGCGAACGTGACGTTAGTAATGTTGTTCGAACCATCCTTCACGATATGGATGCCCTGAATCATTGCCTTGACGCGTTCCTCAGTCGCGTTAGTCAACCCGAGCTCGACCTCCATAGTCGTCCCGGTAACGCCACGATCGGCAGCAGTCGATCCATACTGCGAATAATTTAGATCCGTCTTCTCATGGCTTGCGCGGATAACCACAGAATCCACACCGCCAAGGAACAGGTTAGCCCCCCCAGTCGCAGTGTCCCAGTAGACGTTACATGGTCCGAAATCTAATTGATCAGAACCAAAAACCCAGTTTGCCATTGTTAAGCTCCTTGTGAATAGTAGTATAGCATCTCATGCTGTGCTGCCTCTCAGGCATCAGTATAAATGATTGCGTTAACCGGAATACGTCAACACGTATTCTGAGCGATACGCGAACAGTCCATCTGCATCCCTGCCCATCGGATAAGGTCGATTGATCGCGTGCATGTAAATGACAGTAATGACCACACCGTCAGTGCCCTGTTCCGGATGCGGAGGCAGCGTCAGATAATGCCTGTCTCGCATCGCGTCGAATATCAGCCGGGCAGTGATGTAACACTGGTACATATTGCTATCTCTCACTGTAATCTGTACGTGATCATCTGATCTGCGATCCGGATAACCATTGACCCGCCCCGGTACGGTTAACACCTCAACGCGATTCTGAGGAGATTGTTGAGTAACACCCTCAGCCACAAACGTAATCGACGGAAACTGCTGCTGCAACCAGTGCAGCAAATTGTAGATCATTGCCCGCCTCCGAGATAGCGTCTGAGCCTGTCTGATACTATACGCGCATAACGATCGCGAAACCGGTTGAGCTTGAGCGACAGGAACAACCCGCCTACTCCACCAGCATTCTGGCTCTTCGGGCCCGGAGTTAATACGCGCCCGTCGGTTAACCCCGGCCCCGGACGCATGCCCTCATGGACATAGACCGCATAACTGGCACCGAATCCCACGAAGCCTGTAACGGTGCCAGCATCGGCTTTCGCTTCTAACCCCGCCGCATTGCCGAACTTAATATCGCCGACCTGCGCGAACTGTGATCCTCTGAGCAATCCAGTGTCGATAGGAGGCTTCGGCTCGACATTCTGGGCATCATCTAACACTGCGAGCAATGCAGCACCAATCGCCTTCTCAGCCTGTTGAGTCATGTCACGCGGCAACCTGCGGAGCTTGAATGTCATTGTGTCCTGCACGCTCATACTCGCACCTCCAGATGATGAGGCCCGTGAGTGTTACCCACGAACACACTCTTGACGACAAACTCAGGATATACGCCTGCAGGATCAGTTATGCGATCGTTAACCGATATGTCTGTATCAGGCCGGCAGAATATAACATACTGAGTCTGATATGTTTCACCGTTTGCCCCTGCAACGCGAACTGATGTCTGTTCGACTCTGCATAGGAACGGCAGATTGTCTGTTGAGACGACCTTGCCGATAGAGTTAACTGTGTATCGCCTGCGAATCAGTGTTGTGTTGTATAGCATTGCAATCATGTTAGACTCTCACACGTACGGAGTTACTACATGCTGGCAGTTCGGATGATAAGGCGGCGTCTCGACGAGCAGCGGATAACCACCGAGCCCGGTTATCGAATAAATGCGCCCTTCATGTGGCTTGCATATCGGCGTCGTTGTGTTGTGATCAGATATGCGTACAAGGTCCTCCCCGAAGGCCCGAATCATGTCGATCGTCGCGGCTGTTTGTGCCTCTCTCGTTCGTGTTCGCGCTACCATCTCAGCATAATAATCGACACGATATTTGCGCCCGTTGATCATGAGCACCTTGCCGCCCTTGAGAGCTTTGTATAACTCCGATTGCAGCACCTTGCGAAGGTTAGTCGGTGACATGTCTACAATAACTCCTTCGGCTAACCGTCTTGTTATCTCTATGTCTGCAATAACCGCCTGCTGTGTGTCTCTGAACAGAGTAAGGACATTGTTCAGACCGTTCTCAGTCGCAAGGTTCATCCGGGCAATTGAGTCCTGTATCATCTGATTGAGTACCTGGGCTCGAGGTTCACCACGCATGATTCTACCGGCAGCCTCAAGCTGTCGCTGTATCGCGTTGCTATATCGCGAATACTGCTTGCGTGTCTCGTCGTCTATGTATGACGACCACAGTGCTCTGATAGATTGATAGATTCTCTGAATGCTCTTGTATCTCTGCGAGTAATAACGCTGCGATGATTTACCTGATTCTACTGTCTCGACAACGCGATCGGCTATCATGCTCTGCGCTCTGCGCAGTGCACACAGTAGCTCAGTAAGCCCGATGCGTTCAGCTCTCCTCTCGTCGCTCGACATGACAGATCACCGACAATCTCGCGCGGTATGGCTCAAGCAGATCAACGACGATCTGCGGATATGATTGACGCTCGCCGACGACGTCAGCATCGCTGCGGTACGTCTCATAATAGCTGCCGATTCGGAATGACTCCACACCGGCAGCCTGCATGGCTAACGCTGTCTCAGCAGTACCGTTGGATGTTAACGCGCAGGCGAGCTCAATCTGTGCGTATTTCATGCGATCGGTAGGCATTGCAGGATAGATGTACATAGGATCATACAGCAACCTGCGATACGCTGTCGTGAGCGCACGAGTCTTCGCGTCTGCGGTTAACCCCGCCCAGCTTTCTGCGCCGACCTTCGCGGCCAGATATAAGTCAGCCTCTGCTACAGTGGCCCACGACATTGTTAACCTGCCTCAATCGATCATGCGAAATCGACGAACTGCACCTGATCAGCAGATACAGCAGCTCCGTAATACGACCAAACACTCTGTACATAAGACAGAGACAGATGATCGACTGCGAAAACCGGCGTCGGCTCCATGATCGTTGCGCGTTGATTCTGGTAACCCGGCATCACAAGCGCAGCGCGGTTAACCGAGTTAGTCACGTTGCGGTTAAACGTCGGTACAGGTCTGATGCTGTACAGCACACGGCTAACCGATCCGGCATACTCCTGCGAGGTCTGGCTCAGAGCACGTACGATGCGAGACCACAGCGTCGGATCGAAATAAATGACCATCGACTGTGCAAGAGGATCGCCGACATACGAGTCTTTGAGCCTGCTGGCTAACGCGTACGCAGCGGCATTCAGCGTGTTGATGTCCTTGTCGAGCTGCGTTGCGCCTGTTGTATCGTAAGCGGTGATATGACCTGCGCCTACTGTTGCGCCGATCAATTTGTAATGCTGATCGGCCTTCGATTTCCAGAACGCGGCGCGAAATGCATCAGCTCTCTGTTGCATGATCGAAACCTTGCGATACCGGATCATCTCATCAGTCCAGCCGATAGCTCCACCGTATTTGTCACAATAGACAGGCGCAATCTCGCCGGTTAACCCCTCAACGCGAATCGACTCGCCTTCGGCTACGCGTCTAAACGTCAGACCACTCCGGATCGTCTCGATCTCGAAGAAGTTGCGGCCCGGCTCGACCGGTACCTCTTGAAATGCGAGCTCGTAACCCATGTCGTAGTTAGCCGTCTTCAGGAACGTTGACGCGTTACCTGTTATGCTGTCAGGGATGTCCGCGCTGGTAGTCATGTTATGCAATGTAACACGACCTGATTTAGCTGGTTGTCGCACATACATTGCGATAGCGTTGCTAACGTTGCGAGCTACGTCTGCGCTTGCACGGCCCTCAATGATGTCTGTCAGATCGCTAAGAAACGATCCCAGATGCTGTTGGTTAACGATCATACTCATACCCCCTTATCTCCGATGAAGCGAATATAGACCTCGGAATCGGCTGCACCAGCAGGAGCAAGAGCATAACCGATCTTGACGTCCGTGTTGTTTGTAGTTGCGAGCTGTGTCGTTGTGTTGTAGTACACAGTATCGCCGACTGCAAACGTCGGAGCACCACCGCCTGATTGTTTAGTCGCGACAGCCTTGCGGGCTGACGTAATCATCACGACGGTCGGGGCATAAACCTTGCTGGATTGGTTATCCGACGTTTCGCGCAGTGCGAAACCGTAGACGTTGCCTGTGCCGATCTGGCGCAGAGCACCTTTAGCAACGCCGCCCGTAGGCGTGTTAATGACGACGCTGTCAGTATATTGCAGGTCGTCTCTGAGATAGATTGCCATAGAGGCCTCCTTGTAGATTAGGATTTGCGCCTTCGCGCTTGATCTCCTCCAGTCGGTACCTCTCCGGCATCATTTGCAATATACGGCATGTCGCTGCTACTGTCATCACTATTAGATGCGTTAACAGCGACAGTGTCGCTCTGCACTGAGTTATCCATAGCGATATCGCTCAGTGTTATCAGATGCGCAGATAATACTCTACGCAGTCCTGTTTGATTGTCAATCATTGTTCACTCCTTCATGTCTGCAGATCAGGATCAATGTCAATTCCGTAAGCGTTAGCCGATCGGTTAACCCTGTCAGTTCCACCGAGCGCAGGAGCCTGCGCAGGATTGGATTTCTGCTGCGGTTTATCCTCACGCTTCTGGTTATCCGACGGATTGCCAGCGGCAGCTTCCCATATCTCGCGATATTCCGCAATAAACTCGTCTGCGGATTTCTCAGGGTCATCGCCGGGAACAAACCTGTCGATGCGCTTGTTTATCAGTGCCTGCAGGCCGGCTGGTAACGAGGCGATCTTCTGCTGCAGGACCGGGAAGGCCCTGTATTTAACAAGTTCTCTCTGCAGCTTCTCAGCTTCTGCAGCTTTATTTTGCAGCTCTTCAATCTTCGGCTTGTACTGTTCGGTTAACTCCTCGCGAATCCTATTTTCAAGCTCGATCGCCCAAGCCTGAAACTCCTTATCGCCGCCGACGTACACGGTGCTGCCGTCGCGCCTAACCATTTTACGCCCCAGAAGCTCCTCTGGCGTGGTTATCTGCCAGATGTGCATGTTTCGCGATCTGAGTTCACGGACCAATTCCTCGAATGATACGTCTTTAAGGTTCATTCTTGTTTTCCTCTCCGGTTGTTGTTGATATTCATACTCCTCGGCATATACGACACCAATTTGCCTCGCCTCGGCAAATGCAGGTCGCTGGTCTCTGCGCAGCAGTGCGATGCCGAGGACGTCAATGATCCTGCGCACTATAGAAACGCGTTTACTGCTCTGTGCATCTTCCGATTGTACTGTCACCTCGATTGAGACATGAGGATAGTCGTCCGCCTGCGCTCGATGCTGCGGCGGCCAGTACGCGACAATCACTGCGTATGTTCGCCCGCCTGATCTGATAACAGACGCGCCGAGCACCTCTGCAAGCCCCGGACGGTCTGCAGCTCGCGTTGACTCAGCGATTGTTTGCGCATCAGTGTGTCCGCCGAATAGTTTCGTCCCGACTTTGATTGACTCAACGAGCTGTATGATTGCATCTGCAGTCCATCGGATAACCCCACCAGATCGACCTCTATCAGTTATAACAGACGGCGTAGTATCGCCATCCGCAGCTATTACATACGCTCTTATCATCGGCTCACTATCAAGTCGCTTGATCTCAGCGAGCCTGTCTCTGTCACACATTGCGATGATGTCGTCGCGTGTCAGGCTCAGTGTCTGTCTGCAGTGCAGTATGATTCGACGGCTCATTCATCGCCTCCGGATTGCAGTGATAGATTGCGAGTTATCAGATCAGCAAGCTGCACAGATTCGTTAACCGACCGCGCCGACTCAGCTTCATCAGCCTGCCTCTCGAGCTCAGGATCGATGCCGGGAACCTGTTCGCGCACAGTCTGTTTGCTGACGACTCCTGATTGATACAGAGGCAGCCATACGTCTGCAACGCGCTGGATCGATGATAGCATAATGACAGGTAGAGTAACGACGATGCTATCAGGTTGTAACTGCTCGCCCGTCTCCTGCATGTATAACCTGCAGGCTTTCATTGCGTGTTCGCGAAATCCTGATTTCCATGCCTCGCGCTCTCGCGCTGTTGTTGCATTGATCAGCTCATGCATATCGTCTGCTGTGGCTCTATTGCTAAGAAGCTCCGGGAAGCCCATGTAGTGCACAGGCACGCCAGTAACGCCTGAGATAATCTGCGCGCACATTGTGATCTCTCGCAGGATCGACTGGTTAGCCTGCCCGGAAGGTTCAGCGTAGGACATTGAGCCGGCCACGACGTAAAACTCGCCTCTGCTGTTATCGAGTCGAACGTTAGGCGTACCGCGAGCCTGATCGCCGAACAGTGCCAGTCGTATCTGGTTAGCCGTTGCCTCGTCCTGCGCGGTTAACACTCTAACAGGGCGACCGTATAACCTGTTATTGCCGCGTAAATCATCCATAGCTGCGGCGATTGCGTTGATCCTGTCCAGCACAAGGCCCGTTCGCGGGATCGTTGTATGCATGCAGTAACCCGATTGCTCTGCTGTGGCCCCTGCGGTCTTGATGTATGTCGCGTTGGTGCGATCAATCTCGACTGCCCGACCCGATGCGTCAGAAAACAATACAGCGCGAAACTCTTCACCGTCCTCTGGATCAGTGAGAATTGTATACTGCCACCTGATCCATGGCAGTGAGCGAGTCCTGATCTGGACATTGCCGTCATCGTCACGTGTGACTGTGTTAATCAGGACTGCTCGACCCTCGAGCTCACTATCGCGCACCCATGCCAGACCACGTCGCCCACCGATCTGATTATATGCTGCCCATCGCGTTAGCCAATCGTTAGTCGCGGGGTCATCGCTGCGAACGTTGATGCCGTTGCCTGCGATCTGAGCTGCGCGAAAATCAACAATCTCCCGGACAAGACCTGATCCTCGTGTATCTATACCTGAGTATTGACGATAGAGTGCGCCGATGACTGATTCGTACGATGTCGATGTTCCACGCCCGAAGTCCGGCCCGGTTAACGCTTCAGCATAACCAGCGGCGTAAACCGTGATGCGTCTCATCACTGCATCACGTAACGCAGATATGATGCCCATGTTTCGCATATAATGTTATTCTGTCGGTTAACGCAAGCATTTTAATACGTCCCGACAATCGGAGCACTCGCGGCACTGTACCTCCGCCACAACTCAAACGCACCGGAGACAGCATCGATCATGTCATCATGCGCGCCGTCCGGGAACATATGAGCCTCTGCCAGAAAATCATCGACGTTCGCACCGGGCAGCCTCAGCAGATAGACCCGGCCCTGTTCGGCTAACGCTGACCATTGCTGAGCTCTCTGCACCTTGTCGCGATCCGGTCTTACAGGCGTCCATGAGCGTCCATATCTCGCGGCTAACCCCATAAGTTCATGCGACATGGCTTTACCTGATGCCCCGCCCTCCTCTTCACCGCCGTGTATCACATAATCAGGATCATGCTCGATGCATGATCTCACCCATTCGCGAACAGTGGCCCACGTTGCCCGTCTTCGCTGGACATAGATGTAATAGTTAGTCGAGTCTGTGTATAACACTGCTGTTGCGGTATAATCAGGATCGCTTGATCGCAAACTGCGTTCAGTCGCTGCAAAGTCCCAGTAGCGGAAGGCCCGCAAACCACGTGGGATTGAATCAACAAACTGAAACCATTGCCGATTGAGAACGAGACCTGAGCCCTCTACTATGTCCCAGTCGCCATACTTAAGCCGCTGCCGCTGGATGTATGGCAGCATGTCCAGATTGCGTCTGTACTCGTCGGTTAACGCTGGGTTATCCGCCCACGACATTGGAATATATGTCCTCGACCATGCACCGTCTTCGTGTGAATCGCATTCGACCTCTGCTCC